CCATCGCTGCTTGCCTGTGGGGTACGCAGTTTGAGCCACTGGCGAAAGAGATTTATGGGGATATCCAGGGCGGGGCGGAGATCGTGGATACGACGTGCGTCGTTCATCCAGTCTACCCATTCCTTGGTGCGTCCCCTGACGGCATTGTGCTCACAAAGGACAAGTTGGATTACCGCTGGGGGAAGCTGGTAGAATTCAAGTGTCCGATTTCTCGAAAGTTTACCCAAGAGTCGGCAATCCCCGATGCGTACTATCACCAGATGCAGATGCAGATGGAGTGCTGTAATATTGACGAGTGTGATTACGTGGAGATGCAGTTCAAGACGGTGGGGCGGACAGAGTGGACTATCACGGACTCGCCGTATAAGGGCGTGATGGTGGTGTATGACGATGGCCGGATCTCCTACAAGCCAAAGGAGGACGATCCGGACACCTGGAAGTCAACGATCGAGGGCGACGAGCACCGCATAGTCTGGTGGCTCCTGGGGAATATTCGGATTGAGAATGTCCTGCGAGACCATAACTGGCTGGCGGATCATATCCAGGAGTTCAAGGAGTTCTGGGCTATGGTCCAGGACTGCCGGCGGGATCCGTCTAGAATTGAGCATTATATCCCTGCCACTGCCCCACCCGCACCCCAAGAGCCTGTCCCTTCGGAGCCTTCTGCGAATCGGGTGCGCGAAAGTGCGTTGTCGTCTGGGCGTATGATGATTCTTCACCTCGGGACTGAGCTGCCTGAGCCGTCCGATCAAGAAATTCCGGGACCCCGAACGTCTCCCGCGACCCCGCAAACAGAACTCCCACTACAATGAGTCCAACGATGGCAAGAGCTAAGAGACCAGCGTTTTTCATTGCTCGTTCTATTGTAAAACGGATAGAATTAAACACGTCAGGAAACAATAATACAACAATGCCAACTACCGAGGATGTTCTTAAACTGATGCTTCAGCAGCGGGGTGTAAACATCTCCGCCCCTGAAACGATTGATACGGATTTCCCCGCAATTGTCACGAAGTATGGCGACACCCTTGTCTTCATGAGCAGCCGCACGCGTATTACCGAGGACCAGGTTATGCGTCTGGTTTCGCTGACGCAGGAGCACGGCGGCACCCGCGGCATCGCAGTAGTTCCTATTCCGCCGTCGGAGACGATCCTGGACGCAGTTGCAGCTCAGAGTCAGGTTCTCCAGATCTTCCATGTGGGTCAGCTGACATTTGATATTACCACACACCGCGCGATCCCCCACCATCGGATTCTGGATGCGGAGGAGACCAAGAACTTCCTCGCCAAGTTCGGGATCTCGTTGGATGCGGTGGCAAAGAAGATGATTGCCGATCACATTCAGATCAAGTCGGACGAGCCCCTGCTCCCTCAGATCGCAATGAAGCACAAGGAGTACATGCCTACCCCTCACATCTGGTCACAGGATGCCCCTGTTCGCTGGATAGGTGGGCGACCAGGCGATATCGTCGAAGTCCTCAGGAAGTCTCCTGATGCGGGTGCGACGCCTTATTACCGATTTTGTGTAGCGACTGTATAATACAGATGGGCGATCGTTCTGAGTTTGAACAGATGATGGCCGAATACAAGTCCAACTATGTTGAGTTTTTGGCAACTGGAAACGAAGCGTACAAGACAGCGTACAAGAACGCCCAGGATGCTATTGAAAAGATGGTATCCTCCCGTCAGGCTCAGGTGGAGTCTCAGAAGAAGGATATGCAGCATTTTGTCGCTTCGTACGAGGAGGGAAACGCTGCGATGGGCGAGCAATATGACGAGGCTGCTGAATTACACTCAAATGCCCAGAAGATCGCAGATGATTACGAGGCGGCCAAGACTCGGTATACTCAGTATACTGAAAAGACACCCACTCTTCCGTTCGTGGATGTCTCCAACGGATACGCGATGGTCCTCCGATTTGGAGTCGTTCTTTTTCTGCTCCCCATTCTGTTCCTGATTGCATACTGGTCTCCCCAGATGAATCCGTTTGCCTCGGCGATCCGTCCGGGGCAGCCGTTCACGATGAATATTACATCACCGATGGTGGGCCCGATGTCACCTCGCTGAGACTTGGCATGGTTGGAAGTGGGATGGAACTCACGACGCTGGATGCCCCGGCCATCAGGGAGGTGAAGGTGAACATCACTAAGAGGAGGATAAGCATCAAGAGAATACCAACCACATAGAGATAGTACGGCTGGACTGTAGGGGTCATTGTTGCATGAATGATTTTTAGTTTAGCGAGCTCGTCCTTCTCCATCATGAGTTCACGGAGGTCCTGCTTGTACTTCTCCAAATCCTCGGCAAAGTTGATGGGGGGGAGTTTACCAAGGGCAGACTGGTTGGATTCGTACATCTGCTGGATTGACGCTACAATTGTCGACAATTGCTGATTCATAGCGGTAATTGTCGATACGAGCTGAGTACGCTTAGCAGGATCCTGTGTTGTGATCGCCTCGTTAAGTATCTCGTTGTATTGAGACCGGATCTGACCATACTTCGACAGGGCGGTATCAATTTCGCTCGCCCCCTGAAGGTTGGCGGCGGACATGGCCGCATTCGCAGCGTTTTCTTCAGCAATGCTGTTGGGGTTCAACTTGGTGGAGTTCCACACATCGGAAGAATCAGATGGGTCCATTACAAATAGACATGAAATTATCGTGGATCTATATAACAAGAAGATGGCACAGTATGCCCAGGATTTCCAGTCCAAGACACAAAGCCTTATGTCGTATATCCAGGGCCAACTTGCCAACGTCGTGTCCTGGACGGCACTGCCCGGACAGCTGAACAAGATCGTAACATCGTCAACCGGTTACGTATGGGGAATCAATGTGAATGGAAACATTTACACTTGCAAGGAACCTTGCAACGGACAGAATTGGAGGGGAGTTCAGGGTCCGCCGAAGATGGCGGGAACACCGATGGATATTGCCGTTGACGATCAGAACGTCTATATTCTCTACAACATCGTACCGACTCCAGTGGTTGTCGACAATTCTCCTAGCGTTCAGACTGGCCAGATCGGAGTAGGAGATGTAGGAATGCCTCCGGGACATATTACAGCTGCCCCTGGAGGAGTATTGGTGTCTGCCTCATTTCTAGGTGGGAACGCTGCAGCGGTGGCGGCGGCAATTACGAGTGGAAAGTCTTACAAGGCTACCCTTACAAACGATAAGGGTGCGACTGCCACGTTTACTGTGACGTCAGTGGGGACAAACCCGGATTGGCAGGGTCCTCCGTGGATGTACAGTTTTTCAGGGTCAGATGGAGATGCTCCGACTCTCGATAAGAAGCTCGGAGGTTCTCAGACGATTTCTATTACGCTGTCCCCTACCGCCAAACCCGCTGCCCCTGCGGCTCAGTCTTCGGCTCTGTCCTTTTCTATGCAGCCCGCGGATGGTTCGGGTGCATGGTCCGATCCTCAGAGCATCCCCGGTACTCCGCCTGTCAATCCTACAATCCATCTGACAGATCAGTTCATGTTTGTGGGAGCCCGCGGATGCTCGAAGCCGTGCACGACCGGGTCGTGGGTCGATATTAACCAGCCATCTGGGGGGCAGGGAATCGTGGCGGCCAGCTCAGGAAACACGTATGCTCTGGGTGCCAACAATACAATTTATCAGAGTTCCGCAAACGGTCAGGGAGGATGGAAAGAGCAGTCGGGTCTGGACGGAGTTCTGCCCCTGGCTGTGGGTGCAGACTCGCAGTTCATTCTGGGCGTTGACCAGTCGTCTCGTCGTCCTGTCCGGTGCTCTCCTCCTTATACCGACGACGGTTCCTGTGCCCGCGATGATACGATCACGTATAAGCCTATGGCTGGCTCGCATACTCTCTCCGTGAACCCTCGGTCTTACCAGACATACGTGGCAGCCGCGAGTTCTGGTCCTACTGGAAATCTGTATCAGCGTGTAGACCCTGGAAGCGTTGATCACTCGGGGGCTCTGGATCAGACGCATCAGTACCTCACCGAGATGGACAGCGATGTGAACGCACTCGGAAGTGCGGCTGAGAACCAGAACGCCCAAATCGAAGTCGCAAAGGTTAAGCAGGCGGCCAACGCGGTCATCAAGAAGGTCACAGATATCAAGGAAGAGCGGGAGAGCACTGCTCAGGAGCAGGAGAGGGTGAAGCGTAAGATTCAGACTATGGGTGGACCCGTATCAGAGTGGAAGACCACCGTTCTCCAGATCATTGCAGTGACCCTGGCCGTTGTTCTTGTCACCTATTTTGGGTTAAGCTTTATCCTGTCGCCTACGGTAAATATGTCAATTGCGATAGCCGGAATGCTGGTCGGTGTAGGGTTCGCGATTTACTTTACCGTAACTAAACAATAGTACGATGGATGCTGAGTTAGCAAAGCAAAAGGAACTACAGTCTGCGTATGAGTCTTACCAGCGTGCTTCTCAGAACGCCGAAGAGGACCCTGACATGTTCGAGCAGACTCGGTTTCGCTACTTTAGCCTGAAGAACGGGCCTACGTGGGCGGCTCAAGAGAGGAAGAACATTGCCGACAAGAAGATG